TTTGCTGCTGCTTTTTGAGTTTTACTAATATCAATTCCAGTAGCATCATTTATAATTAAATGTGATTTTTTAAGAATGTTATCTATTTTATCTTTTTTTGTCATTTTATTTCTTTTAATAATTCTAAATCCTTATTACAAGCTTCATGAGTTAATTCACATAAGTGAAGTCTTTTAATTGTATTGTCAGCAAATTCTCCTTTTGGAGTTAAATACCAATCTTCAATATGTACCTCAATATAAACTCCTCTATCAATTAAAGTAGTAGCTTTTTTATTTAAGTGAAATAACTCACTTGTTGGAGTAGCAGATTTAAAACAATAGCTAGTTTCATAATCTAATAACTCTTCTCTTCTATAACTACTAAAAAGGTAAATCATTACTTTTAGTTTTAGTAGGTTTAACGTCATTTAATACCCATTCTTTGAAAGAATCAGCTATCTCTAATATCTTTGCAACATCAGACTCTCCAACTATATTACAAGCATTGGTAAGAGCATTTTGTTTTACTATCAACTCTTGGACATTGTCTTTAGACTTATTAGAGTAGTTGTTAGATGGCTTGAAATCAGCAGATACTGGTTTTACCTTATTAATAGTTCTTCCATTGTATTCTCTTGTTGTAAGCTCTATTTCTGTAGCTTGTCCAACAATAAACTTATTTTGTGTTTCTGACTTGCTTAAATACTCTGCAATCATTCCATCTTCAAACTCAATAATGTGCTTAAAGAACGTTCCCCATTGTGACTCAAAAGAGCCATCTTGTTTAAGTGATTTTACTAATTTTTCCATTTTTAAATAATTTAAATAAATAATAATATTATTGGAGCAAATACTATAATTACTCCTACGATTAATTCTAATGATGTTTCTTCTCTTTCCATTACTTTAAGTTTTCTATGTGTAATAATCTCTGTATTAATAGCTCTAATCCATCAGCTTTTCCTTTATGATAGTAAGCCATGTTATAGTTTTTATTGCTATCTTCTTTTCTTGATTTTTCAGATTCTAGTTCTTTGTACTTTCTAAACTCTGCTATTGATTGCATTATTAATAAATCTTGTGTAGTCATTTTAATTAAGTGTTAGTTAGTGTTTTAAATTCTTTGCTAAATTAAACATTATTTCTTTATGTGCAAACTTTTTAACAATAAAAAGACAAAAAAAAGTAATTTATTTTACTTTACTAGGTTAAAATAATTATATAAAAAAGTTAAAAAAGATTAAGATTTATTAGTTTTTAGACAAAAAAAGAGCCTATTAATTAAAATAGACTCCTCGAAAAACTAACACAAAATTGATTAAAATCAAATCAAAAGCAAATATATTAAAAAATATGTGTTAAATGTGCTATCTGTCCGTATTTATTATGAATAAAGCCTTCTACTGCTTTAATGCTACCAGTATAACCTTTTTGATAATGCCAGGAATCAGAGCCACTAGGAGAGCGTAAAAATTCACAAGTAACTCCTATATTATCAAAACTACTCATAAATTTATACCTTTGTTTATGATGTAAATGATGTAAATACCAATATCTGTACTTTGTTTCAGCCCATTTTTTAGGTTCTTCTTGTGCCATGTGTAATGGTAAATTATTTAGTTTAGCTCCATCCCCATGAGTCAATCCTATTAAGCTATTCTTCCAACTATAATACTTTCTATGTTTAGGATCAGCATCTACTTTAACGCTATCTGTATTTCTGTACCAGCTTTTTAATGCGTGTGCTAAATGGAATCCGCTCATATAGTCATGATTACTCATTGAATGCACACAATCCACTGGGGCTATTTGGATAAGCATTTCAACAATTTCAACATAAAGCTCTAAAGCTTCTGTAAAATGTCTAAACCATTTACCATCTGTATCTTGAGGAGTACCTTTAGTAGTTGATCCTCCTACATTATCTATATGTAATATATCGTTTCCTATGCAGAATAAAATCTTTTCTATTGGATAGCCCTCTGCATTTCTTAAAATACCTTTAACCCCCGCTCTAACTCGTTCTTTTGCTATTTCTATATTGTAGTCCTCTCCAGTTTCTAAAGAGTCTGCAAATTTGCCAATATGTACATCTGCTGGATTAATGATTAATAAATGTCCATCTTCTCTTTTTGGATAGTCTATTTGAGGATATGATGGAGAGTAATTAGATATTAATTCTTCAATAGACTTTAAAAACTCGTTTCTTGTGAATTCGTTAGGCTTTGCAAAGATTGAGAATTTTTTACTCTTATACCAATAATGAGAAACAGAATTTACATCAATACCAACTTCATTACATTCATCAGCTAGTAAATTTTTTGCTTCTTTGTCTGCTCTATATTCATCTATTAATTTCCATTCATCTTCTTTTAATCTGTATCGTTTTTGGTCTTTCATTTTTTGATTTTAGTTATCGTTCTTCCTACAAAGTAAGCTCCATAAATAGAAAGTAAAAGAGTTTGATAAACTGGTATATAAGATTCATTTAATTTAAACTCTCCGACATTACCATCCATAAATGATATTATTACAAATACAACAGTTACAAATATCAATGACAATGGTCTTATGTTTTTACTTAGTTTGTTATCGCTTAAATTATCGGACTTCCATCTTTCAGTAACTTGATTAGATGCGTTTTTCTCTGCTTCGTTTACAATCTTCTCAAGCTCATTTTTTACTTGTTGCAGTTCTTCTTTGTTGGTAATAGTAGTATCTAAGATACCCTCTGCTGACTTGAATAAGCCACTAAATAAACCACTTAATAAATCCATAAGGAATCAATTTTAGAATCATCACAATCTGCATGAATAAAAGTATCACTAACTCCAACTCTTGTAAAACCAGCTTTAACCAATCCAGTAAATATTTTTATTCTTTCTAGTCCATTACTACAAGCAATATCAACTGCTAATCCTTTTAAATGACTGCTATTTTTAGAGCTATTTTTTAAAGAATCGTTTTTCTCTTGACTTCTCCAGGAGCTTGTTAATTTGTATGGAGTATTAGATATTTCTCTTGCTTGATCCAACATTTTTAAAAGTTTTGCATCCATTTTATCATAACAGATAGCTCCATCACAAGTAAACTCCTCTATTTTAAAGTATTTCATATTATCTTAAAGCTAAAGTTGCAGTCTTTGTTACTGGAGTCCTACCTGAACTATCAACAACAGTAAATACTAATGAATAAGAACCTCTTGAATTAACTACGCTAAAGTTTAAAGTATGATTTGCAGTTGATAATCCTTGACTAACTTTGTTTGTATTGTTAGCAATAGCAGTTTCTTGAGCAGTTGTTAATCCTATACTATCATCAGAAGTATTAGATAAACTTTTGATAAGAATGTGCATCATGGCTCTAAATTTTTCAGTATCAATTGGCAGTTGTTCTTCTATAATTCCATCCTCTAAAGCATTCTCTGAATCAAATAAATCCTCTAATATATCTAATAATTCTGCTCTAGTTCTTTTTTCTTCTGTTGCAACACTTACTAAAGGTAAACTCGAGCTAGGTTTTCTAACTAAATTTTTATACTTATTAATTAAAGTTGTATCTCTGTAATTATCTTTGCTCATTTTCTATTCTTTCTAAAATAAATAATCTTATCTATTGTATAAATAATACCAACAACTAAAGCAATTATCTGCAAAATTGTATGTATTTGAGTTAAGCTTAAACCTAAAGAAATTGTATTAATACTAAATACATCTAAATTTTCTTTTATAAATTGTTTCATTGTTTTTTAAATTACGCTTGTTCTAGGATCAAATGATACTAATATCTCAATATCTCCATACATTTTAGTTCCTGACACTTTTGTTCCCTCTTTTTTTATACTTGGTATAATTACCTCATTTGAACTTATTGCTCCATCTGTCAAACTTGGAGTAATGCTTCCACTGAATACATAAGAAAAGTTATTCTGGCTAGACATTGAAAAGCTATCTATTAAAGTTAATTGAGTAGCAGTTGTTCCATTTTCTGTAATTGGCTTTTTCCATAAGCTAAAAACAAAGTTTTCTCCAGCACCAGCATCTGTTGCAAATTTATAATTTATTCTTTCTACTTGACAACCATTATGAGGAGCATTGAAAAACCCATATCTAGCTCCAAAATTATTATTTTTAGAATCTCCAGTTGCTAATACTGCTCCAGAATTTATATTAAAATTAAATTGTGTAAATGTCATTAAGAAATCATTCGCGCTTGTTGTTCCAGTAAAATATAAATGTAAATGATTTAAAGAGTTTTTTCTAAATAAACTATTTAATTTATAATCTTTACTTAAAATAATATAACTTCCTAAAGGAACAACTTCATCTAATGTTGTTGATGTAAATTGTAATCTTGTACTATTAAAATTAAAATCAGCATTTAAAGTTAATGGATAAATATTACCAGTTGTTTTACATACAACAATAACCTCATCTCCACTATATAATAAAGTTCTAGTTGCAGTTCCTGGAATGACAGTTAAAAAGCTAATTGTAGCGCTTGTTGGCTGCTCTGATACTACTGCAATAGCTTCTGTTCTTAAATAATTTGTAATTGAACTCATAGTTATAAACTTGCATTAGTGTGGTCATAATCATCATCTGCTTGTAAACCATTAATCGTACCACTTGAAATAGTTTGTCCCGTACTATTTAAAGAAATTTCATACCATTCTCCACTCCATGTATCTTCTTGAGCATTGAACGTACATTGATAAGGAACAAAATTTGATCCATCTATTGTAATTCCAAAGTAATAAGGAAGTAAAGATTTATCAGTAATTTTAATTGATCCGTTAAAAGTTCTAGCTCCTTTATTTTGTCCTTTTAATATTTGCTCTACTAATAATTGAGTTATTCTTGTACCAGTTCCAGAATTGAATGCTTTCCAAGTTGTATTAAAAGCTTCGAAAGCTGATGTGCTAAAATTATATACTTCGATTCTTCCTATACCATTTGGAGAACTACCGACTAATAAATCAGGAACATTATAAATCACACCAGTAGAAATGGCAGTACCTCCAGGAGCATTCTTTGCTCTATAAAATTCTAAATTAGAAAGCTCTCCATTAACTAAATATTGAACTCCTCCTTGTTGATTAAATACTGGCTCAGAGAAGCATAAAATATTATCGGAGTCTGTTGTTCCCTCAAGTACTTGTATTGGAACAGCAGTATTATTATTATAATATATAGCAGCATAACCATCTAAAAATAAATCTCCATCAAAAGGAAGATTAAAAGTTTCGCAATTAATATTCAAACTGAAGTTATTAGTCAAAGTAGAACTAAGATTTACATTGTCAAAAACTCCAGAACTTGCAAAATCTACATCAATATCATGCCATTCTTCGTTGCCCTCTCTTATAAAAGCATATTTAGTATCACTTGCACCAACTAATCTGAATCTTAATGATAATCTTATTTCTAAATTATTGAATGCTCCACTTGATGGAGAAAATCCAGTATCTAAACCCTCACATTTAAAAGTTCTATTAAATCGTATTGTTGAGCTTGTTGTTGCAATAACACTTCCTAAACTAACACTATATAAATCTGTTTTACTATTGTTTATATCAAATCCAGTACCTGAAAAAGGTATATCATTATATTTGTAACCATTCCATAAGGGAATCTCGTTAAAGTTTGGATTAAATAATGTGCTTGTATCAGAATTATTTGAATATTGTAAAAAAGGCATATTAAAAGTCTGAAGCCTATCATAATTCGCATTGACTTCTTTTAATACTGGTAAAAAATCAAAAGTTGCACCTCCTAATCTTTTATAAGTTGAACCCTCTGAAACAACTGCTGATGTTGATCCTGAACTATCAGGAGATCCAGTTACATCATTTCCAATATTATAAGCTCTAAAAAAATGAGTATTTCCAGAAGTCCAATTATCATAGTAATTAACTTGTACGAATATCCAATTACCATTTGAAAAGAAAACCCTCATTCCAAAAGTTTTACAAATAGAATCTAATAAATCAAAAGTTGTAGCATATTTTTTAGCTCCATCATCATCTAATTCAACAAAAGCCATGAAATTAAATCTACTATAAACTAAAGGATCTCTATCTGCTTGATGAGTCATGTTATCAGTAGTCCAATCAACAAAAGTTCGTATAAATCTTCCAAATGGACTAGAGCCAGTAAAAAATGTATCTGTGTTTATTTGTAGAGTAAATGCGTTTCTAAAGTATTGTAAAGCAGTAAATGTTGATGGCTCAGTATAACCAACTCCCTCGTTAAATTTAATATCTTTTAATGGAGATAATCCACAAACTGCGGTTAAACTAAACTCTCTAGGATAAGCAACATCTTGCTCTGGACTAATATCATTTAATAAGTTACCACACCAGAACAAAGTATAAGTTGAGTCATCATCTGAACGATAGACTCCTATTTGCCATCTACCATAAACACTTGTTTTTATTTCATTTATTAAAGCTTGTTGAGCATTAGATGTAATTAGCATATCGAAAACTAATTCACTAGGAATCAAACCAGTAAATCTATTTTCGTCCTCTGTTTGATACGTTAAATCAAATCCTCTTGAACTTAAAACTGGCTCATGTAAAGTGTTATCAGTTGCTTCATTATCATAAATCTCTAAACGATAATAAACACTGCTATCACTCTGAAATATAGATTGAAATTTTTTCTCTCTTGCCATTAGTAACCTCTTGTTCTGTTTCTGTTGTTTTTAGCTCTATCACTACTTAATAAAATGTCTGCTCCTTTTATTGTTCCAAATACTTGAACGTTACCTCCTCCACTTTCTCCAATCATTGATTTAAGCTTGTCTAATGGAGCTATTACTTCAGGATTAGACATTGTTGTTCCTGGTCCTTCTCCTACCATAGCAACAGTTGGTCCAGTAGCTAATCCTCCATCAGCTAGTCCAATTAAAGATAAAACTGAACTTGCTCCAGCTTCAGCTGCTAAATCTAAACTTCCAAAACCTAATGCAGTTAAAATACCTCTTATAGCTATCATTGCAATAAGTTGAGAGATTAATGCTTGAAAAGCTTTTTTTGCACCATCTACAATAGCAGTAAAAAAGCCATCCGAACTTTGTAATGCTTGAGCAAATACTCCTTGCATTGTTTGTCCAAAACTCATAAAAGCTCCTTTTATATTACCAGCCAATACTTCTGTTTGTGTAATAACATTTCCTAAATCAACCATTTCAACTTTAGTAAGCTCTACCTTATCTCTTAACTCATCAAAATTTTGAGTTATAAGTTTTATAGGAGCGGCATCTAATTTTGGAAAGTTTAAGTTTTGAAAACCCTCTCCAAATTTACCAGTTATTGTTGGTCTTACTGGATCTGGAGTAGGAGGAGGAGTTTTTTTAGGAGTAAAAAATGGCTTTCCAGTAACTGGATTAATTGCGTTTCCACTTCTCATATCTCCAATAATGGATGTATCTGGAGTTATATTTTGATTGCTAAAATCTAATCCTTTCGATTCTTCTTTAACTCCAAAAATAGCATCTTTAACTCTATTAAATACATCAACAACTTTATCATAATTAGCAGTAAGAAAAGTTGCAGCAGCTAAAGCAGCACCTATTACTCTTCCTTGTGGAGTTAATAATTTAAAAGCATCAAAAACAAATTTTAAAGCTGGTAAAAGTTTTAACAAAAAGAACTTTCTTAATTTTGAAAATGCAGTAATCATTTTACCAACAACAACTAAAATAATTCCAAAAGCAGAAGTTAATCCAGCAGTTTTTAAAGCTCCTTTTTTTTGTTCGTTAGAGAATTGACTTGTAAACTTTGCTAAATCGCTTAAAGCAACAACTAAATCTTTTGCTAAAGGTAATAACTCTTGCCCTATTTCAACTCCAGCATCGTTTAAATCAGATTTTAATTGTCTTAATTGATTAGCAAAACTTTCGCTAGTTCTTGCAAAATCTCCTACTGCGTTTTGTGATTGCTTTAATGCTAGTTGATAAGTTAATGTTGCCTTTGCAACTCTATCTAATTCTTTAAATACTAATCCTTGTTCTGCTGCAAATGTTTTTAAATCAGCTTCAGTAATCGCAATACCTAAAGATTTAATGCTCTCTCTCTCTCCTAATAAAGCCTTTGTTAATGCAGCACTAGCACCAGCAGCTCCTCCACTAAAATTTGTAAAAGATGCTAAATCAACTGCTAACTCATTAACTTGATTAGATAGTTTTAAAGCTTCTTCTTGAGTAAAACCGAAGCCAGTTAATAAATCTCCAGTATCTCCTAAAAGTTGTAAAGCTGCTTGACCACTTAATCCAAAATTCTTTTTTAAATTATCAGCAGTTTCAGTAGCATCATCTCTAATATCTCTAAATACAGTATTAAATTTACTTTGTGTTTCTTCAAAATCACTGGCTAATTTCACTGCAACAGAGCCTAATCCTAATAATGGAGCAGTAAAATTTCTAGTAATACTCATTCCAATATTAGCCATTCCATCTCCGAACTGCTTAAGCTTTCTAGTTGACTTTCTTAAATTGCTCTGAAACTGCCTATCGTTTAAAGAGAGTTTTACACTTAAATTCTTTTCAGCCATTTTTTTTATTTATTAAATCGTATTTCTTAGCTATATATTGAGCTCGCTTTTTTTGTTTCTCAACATCTTTAATCTCTACTCCTTTCTCCCATTCAAACTTTACAAGTTTTTGAGGAGTTAAATTTTGTCCTTTTTTTGTATGTGGCTGCAACATTAAACAAGCTAACCATCTTACTCTTTCCCATTCCCTCTTTTCTTTTGATTCTATTACATCATTACGACCTTTTTGTATCAAAAAGAATTCATGAAATGTTAAATTCCAAAATTCATTAGGCAACAATCCAAGCCCATAACCTACAGACTCTAATGTATCCCAGTCTATTTCTTTGCCGCTTTCTTCTTCTTTGCGGCTTTCACGTTTCCCTCGTTTCCAAGTTTAGCACTAAATTGTGTAGAGAATACTTCTAATACTTTATTTAAAGCATCAAAATCTTCATCTAATAAATCTGCTACACTTTCAACTGTTAAAGAACATTCTTGTCCACTTACTCTCGATCCGTCTTTAATTCCATTTAGAATCAAAAAACAAGCATCATCTAAACTCATTGACTCTCCTAACTTATCTAAATCACTTAAAGCTCTGTCTGTATCTTTGCAGAACATTCTTAAAGCATTCATTCCAAATCTTACTGGATAATCTTTGCCGTTTATAAAAACTATTTCGTACATTTTTATCGTTATTTATCGTTATTATTAAATTATCATTGAAGAGAGGAGGAGATAAACTCCAACCTCAATCCAACGATAAAAATTATTATACTGGATTCTGAGTTAAATCTCCTGATCCCTCGATTGTTACCGAGTAAGTTGGTGCATCTTCAGTACCTCCAGAAATCTCTAAAGATGTAATGAAACCACTACCAGTATAAGTATATCCTGCTGGAGTAGCTAGTGCAAATGTAAAACTTACTAGCTCTCTGTCCCTAGATTGAGTAAATAACTCATCTACATCTGTTGTTGTTCCAGCACTTACAAAGTCCATAAGTCCATCAGCACTTAAAGAATAACTTTTAGTACCTCCTAAAAGAGTTCTATTACCACCTGAATCTTTGTTTGTTATGTCGATAGTGTCAACATTGTAAGATAGACTTACGTTCTGTGAGTGCATTAGTTTAAATTTATCAGCTGAGCCAGTAGTAGCCTGAACTTTTAAAATTAAATTTGTTCCGTTAAAAATTGCCATTGTTTAAAATTTTTTATTTATTAATATCTTCTTTTTTGCTTTCTTTTTTATTATCTAGAGCTTTTAAAGACTTTAAAACTCTATACTCTTTAATACCTACTTCGTAAGATTCGCCTTTTTTATAATCAACTCCTCTGAAAGTAATATCTTTTTTTAATTTTATTTTATACATATCTATCTATTTATATTAAATCTATAATCGTGAGCTATTTGATAAATTCCATTTGTTCCACTTGTATCATCAAAAGACTCAACAGAATTCTCAAAAAATATCTTATCTACTACTACTCCAGCAAAAGTTCCACTTACATAATCTAAGGCATCTCTAACATGACCTGACAAAGTAATTAAATCGCTATACTTGGAATGTACTAAAGTAATCTGTACTGTAACATAATCATATGTAGATACTCCGTTTTTTGTCATATTAGGAATATCACTAACAACTTGGTAAACTATAAATGGAAGAGTAGGATCATTTTGACTAAACTTAAATCTAGCTGGGAATATTCTAGTAATACCTCCAGTTGTAACTAAAGGAGCAACATCTGAATCATTACTTAAAATATTATATATTGCTTTTCCTACTTCCATTATTTCTTAAATCGTTTTTCAATCAATTTTTTAAGCTGATTAGTTACGTCATTTAATGCTTGTGATCCTTTGCTTCTTGCAGCATCATCTAACATTCTTAAACCAGCTACACCTCTAAAACCATATTCAAAAAAGAAAAAATAGAAACCAGTTTTATTTTCATTTGCGTAAGCTCCTTTTACTCTTGGACCTACAAAAACACTTGGAGAAACTCCTTTTCTATTTTTTCCATTTATTACTGCTAAAGACTTTTTTAATTGTCCAGTCTTTCTACTACTTGCACCTTTTAAAGTAGGTTTAATATTATCAACATTAGCTCTTAATTGTGTTAATATAGGCTTTGCTGCTTTTCTCATTGCTTGTCTTAAAAGAGTTTTGTTTTTAGAATCTGACATATTTAAAGACTCTAAATTTCTAGCTATTTCAGCAAGTTCTTTTTTATCTATTGTTAGCCCTACATTCATTAGCTTGAGAATATATCTTTTAAATCTTTCTTAACTATTGTTAAAAGCATTTTATCTTTTCTTCCTATTTCTTTAATTCCTAAAATAGCATATTCATTATCTCCATCACTTAGATAAAAATCTGGACTCGTACCTATTGCAGTCCTATATCTAATTAAACATTCAACCATTTGCTCTCCTACAAAAACATCTGATTCATAAGATGTCTTACCACCTTTGAAATTAAAATCTGCAAATATCGTTACACTTGCAGCACTTCCAGATACTCTTTCTCCATAAGCATTAGTAGTAAATGTTTGATTAAATAAAGTTAATTTTCTATCTAACTTCCCAAATATCATAATTCTAAAAATCTGTAAGGAGTTAGCATATACTCAACCATTAATGGAAGTTCAGCAACTTGTGTACCTAAAACAACATCTTGTCTTTGTTCGTAGTATCTTCCAACTATAATTAGCATTGCTTGTTTTATAGCATCCTCAACTTCAGAAGCAGTTCTACCTACAACAAATTCTATTTCTACTGCATTCGGTCTTTCAAAAGTATCAGGAAAAGATCCATCATTACTTTGATAGATTCTTCCAGGTTTTATCTTATCGTCTAAATCATAGTTAGAAGCTGCTAAAGTTACTAACGAATTACTAGTATCATAATACTTTACATGAGTAACACTTTGCACTATTCCAACTTGTAAATCTATATAAGGAGGGAACTCATCAAAATAAAGATTGTAAGTTTGACTCATCAATCTTCTTCTTGTAAACTCCTCAACTTGATTAGTTGCAACACCTATTAAAGCAGTAATATAATCATTGTCATCATTAAAATCAGAATCAATTCTTAAATGTATTTTTGCTTCAGCTAATGAAATAGCAGTAGCAGATGGAGCAGTTTTTAAAACTAGCTTTCCATAAGGAACATAGTCATTTTGATTGTAATAATAGTTGTTGTAAGTAAACATAAATTAAAAAATTAATGGAGGAGGAATTACCCTCCTCCGTTAAATAAACAAAATTATGCTTCAATTAATGTAGCAAAAGCAGAATCATTTTGTACTGCATCACCATCAACTAAAGAAGTTAATACATATCTTGGCTGACCAATTCCAGAATTCGTGTAGATATCGTAGATGACATCTAATCCACCAAATTGAGCAATGTGAACTTTAGAGAAGTCTCCAAATAAAGCATGTTGCTTTGTAGAGCCACCTCCATTACCAACATTTGTAGATTGGAAAGCAAAGTATCCATTCATCATTTTGTCAGAATTGTCATATAAAGCACTTACTCCAGTAACTTGTACTGCAGCTTTTGCAGCAGTGTAAGCTTTCATGTCCATAAGGTAAGCTAATCTAGCTCCCTCAACTTGAACTCCAGCAGTTAAAACTGCTTTCTCCATAGCTAAAACAGAAGTTGCAGAAATTGCAGCAGTTGATCCAGCACCAGCATCAGCAAAGATAGAAGTTGGAGCATTAGTTACATCGCCAGTTCCTAATAAAGCAGCTTCTAAAGTAGCAGCAACAGACATAGCCATGTTTCTTCTCAATGAAGCTTCGATAGATGCGTTTTGAGCGATAGCTTCAGCAGATACATTAACAATAGAAATAAGTTTCTTAGGGTCTAATGTTAAGCTTGTAGCAGTACCATTTTGAGCTGGAGCAGAGCCACCAGTTTCAGGAACAAATCCAGAATTGATAGAGCTAAACACGGGAAATTTCAAGTTCGATACCCCCGAGTAAAAGTTGCATCCAGCAGAAGCTAATACTAAATTTGCTTCTAATTGGTCAGTCCATGCCATAACCTCAGTAGCGTTACCAGCAGCAGTAGCAACAGATGCTCTTGTTAAGATTGAAGATGGTATTGCAATACCTTTGAAAGATTGACCAGTGTAACGAGCTTCGTTACGAGCTTCTTGATCCATCTCTTTTACTAATCCACTAAGACGACCAGTTGCAGCTTGGTGCATAGCATCTTGGAAAGAGTAATCTCTTATCTCATTTGGAGTGTTTTCTGTAACTTCTTTGATAGCCTTTGTAGCTTGTAGTTTCTCAAAAGATTCAGCTCTTGTAGCCATCTTATTTAAGTCCTCTACTTTTTCGTTTAAAGAATCAAAATTGCTTTGCTCATCTGAACTCATATCACGACCCTCAGCAGATGCTACTAGTCCTTCCATTTTTTCGATAACTTCAGCTCTTTCTTCTTTGTAAAGTTTTGATGTTTTCATTTAATTGAAAATTATTATTAATACTTATTTTTTAAGATTTTCAATCGCATTTGGTTAAGGCTGCGATTTTTTAAATCTTCTTCTTCTTTTTGTACCTCTTTTAATTCTTTCTCTAAATTGTCATTTAGTTTATTTTCTTCTTGTTCTTTTTGCCAATTCTCTAATGAACGTAAAGCAAATGATCCAGCTTCGTTATATGCTGGAAATGTGACACTGCTGATGTCGTATAATCTAGACACTTTGTTTATTGTTCTGATGTTTTTACCTTCTTCGTTTCTCCAAGAATCATCCTCAACAGTAAAAGCAAAACTTGATTGACTTATTGTTCCATTTTTTAACAGAGTCATTAAATCATTTGCTAAAGTTGTATCTGGCATATCAGCTTCATACTTTAATCCTTTTTCATCTACTGACAATCTTAAAGTATTATTAGTTGTTCTAGCTAAAGGAAGTCCATCATGATTAATTAAAAACCTTACATCATCCTCTAATCTGCCATCAAAAGCACCAGGAGCAATATACTCAACAAATCCTCCTAAATCGTTTGACTCACTATTAAAGACTGCACCATATCCAACAACAACATTTTTACCATCATCATTCCTTACTTCGATATTAGATACGTTAAATGTTCTAACTTCTTTGTCAGTAATGTTTCTAGCTTCTGATTTATCCTCTTCTTTATGTCCTGGATAATGGTCTGCTTCATCCATGTCTTTGTCTTGTTCGTCTATCATTTCAACATCATCAACATTTTTACCATAGTAAATAATGATTGAGTCATCTGTTTCTTCTATCTTTTGGATATGTCTTAAATCATGTTTTTTCATAATATTTTTATTTTCTTCCATTTCTTCTTTTACTGGATGATTGTTAGGTAATAAATCTGTATCATGTTTACCTCCTTGAAATCTTCCTTTTTTTAATGCGAATAAAAAAGAATTAACTCTAGCATATGCCCATTGTTCTGGACTTGATACATTTGGTCTAACTGATCCTGGATTGGTTTTGTAAGCTCCTATTCCTCTTTCAAAAACTTTTTCAAGTTCAGCTAAAGTTGTTCTGCCATTCCAATCTAAATCAAGCTCTTTTATTTCATCATTATGTTCTTTAACTTTATTTTCTAAAGCTTTAACAACTGTTTCATTTAGTTGTTTTTCTTCTTTCTTTCCCTCTAGTTTTTTAGTCAATTCTAAAATAACATCTTTCATTCCTTGCTCTCCTAGATTACCAATAACTCCCCATTTCATTTGAGCAACAACTCCACCAACATTAGAAAGATTAGGCTCTGTATCTTCTTTAAATTGTTTACCATCTTGGAAATGTCTAGCTGCCCAGCTCTCTCTTTCTTTAATCCATGTAGTAATCGCTTCAGTTTCCTGACCATCTCTCGACCTACTCCATAACATAAATGCTTCATTACCTCTTATGTTTCCTCCAGCTTTCCAAATTTCTGGAGTTTGTTCTTTTACGTTAGAAGCAAAATTAAAATCAAATTGTGGATAGTTTGAATTCCTTAAACTGATTTTTTTATCTTCTCCTTTTGTTGGAAAGTTAGTCATCCGATTCTGTTTCTCCTATTGGTGCAAAGTTTAAAGGTTTGTATAATTCATCACCCTCTTCACCAACTTTATTAAAGCCCTCCATTTGTCTAATCTCATTAATTGATAAAGCACCGATTGCAGCCATCTCTCTATAATAAGCTGAACGACTTGCAGAATCTCCTCTTAATAATGCTTTAGTATCTAAATCGATTGTGAATCTTCCAAATTCTGTTTCTCTAAATAACTTTCTGTTTAACTCTTGTTCTATCATTGTTATATAAGGAAGCAAAGTATATCTTACAAAATCAATACTTAAAGCTTCAATGCTTGAGTAATTAGCAGCTTTTTCTAAATGTCCGATTAAACTTAATGGCACT